GCAAAACCAAACAACATGGGTGGCACAAGTGCTAACATAGTTGCAGGTGGCGACGGCGGAACAGGCGGAACACAAGGTGGTCTAGCTGCTCCAAGTGCAAAAGATATGAATACCAAGAACGTAAATGTTCCTGGTGCTAAAGGGGCGACAAAAATGTCAAACCAACCCGGCCATGGTGCCGAGAAGAAAGGTGCTGCACCTAACCAAGACGCAGGCGCAGGTTCACCTTTAAATGGCGCTCCAAAAAGAGCGAAGTAAGGACTGATTGATGAATTTACTAAGTGAAAGTTTGAGTTTTGACCAAGCTAAAGTGATTGTTGAGTCTGCTAATGAAGGCAAGGATCTTTATATGAAAGGTATTTGTATTCAAGGCGGAGTACGCAACGCAAATCAACGTGTATATCCCGTTAACGAAATTGGCAGGGCTGTCACCACGCTCAACGAGCAGATTAGCAATGGTTATTCAGTACTAGGCGAAGTAGATCATCCAGAAGGACTTAATATAAACATTGACCGTGTAAGCCATATGATCACAGAAATGTGGATGGATGGCCCAAACGGTTACGGTAAACTTAAAATACTACCAACTCCGATGGGACAACTAGTTAAAACAATGCTTGAAGCAGGTGTTAAACTAGGTGTTTCATCGCGAGGTAGTGGTAATGTCAGCGAAAGTGGCAATGGAGAAGTTTCCGATTTTGAGATTATAACAGTAGATGTAGTTGCCCAGCCAAGTGCTCCGGGCGCCTACCCAACACCTATTTACGAACACCTTATGAACAGCAATGGTGGATATAAGGCGTTCCTAACATCAAGGGAAGTACAAGGCGATAAAAAGGCACAAAAATATTTAAAAGAGAGCTTGTTAGATGTAATAAGCAAACTCCGCTAACTAGGAGAGGAGATCATATGTTAGACTCACTTAAATCACTCTTCGAAAACTCAGCACTATCGGAAGAAGTGCGTTCAGAACTAGAGGAAGCATGGAACGCTAAAGTTGAAGAAAATAAACTTCAAGCTACCGCAGAACTACGTGAAGAATTTGCTAAGAAATATGCACATGATAAAACAACAATGGTGGAAGCCATTGATGCTATGATGACAGAAAAACTTAGTGAAGAAATCGCAGAATTCCAAGATGACCGCAAACAACTAGCAGAAGCAAAAGCTAAGTTTGCAGTAGCACAGCGTAAAAATGCTAATCTAATGAAATCATTTGTTAGTGAACAACTAGCAAAAGAAATCAAGGAACTACACGCAGATCAAAAAGTAACAAAGGACAAGTTTGTTGCTCTAGAAGAGTTTGTAGTTGAATCACTTGCAAAAGAACTTGCAGAGTTTTATGAAGACAAAAAAGATCTTGCCGAAACAAAAGTACGTTTAGTACGTGAAGGCAAAGCACACGTTAATAAAGTCAAAACTGAATTTATTAAGAAAAGTGCAGCGTTAGTATCAGAAACAGTGTCAAAAGGACTTAAGAAAGAAATTTCAGCACTGAAAGAAGATATTGATCAAGCACGTGAAAATGATTTTGGCCGTAAGCTATTCGAAGCATTTGCTAACGAATATCAACACAGTTATTTGAACGAAAGTTCAGAAACATCAAAACTGCTTAAAGTTGTAGATACAAAAGACAAACAAATTGTAGAAGCACGTCAAGCAGCGGCTAAAGCGATCAAACTTGCGGAAGCAAAGTCAATCGAAGTTAAATCGATTAACGAAACAAACACCCGCAAAGACACTATTAATGCATTGGTTTCGCCATTAAGCAAAGACCAACGTGACATTATGACAGACTTACTGGAATCAGTTCAAACATCTCGTTTAAGAGCATCGTTTGACAAATACCTGCCGGCGGTAATAGACGGTAATACTCCAGCGAAGAAGAAGGCAGTACTATCAGAGGCAAAAGAAGTAACAGGCAACCGAACACAAACAAATGACATCAAAGCAGACGCAGACAACAATGTTGTTGATCTAAAGCGTTTAGCTGGATTATAATAAGGAGATACCAATGTCAGAACTACTCGAAAGTCGTTGGAATGATACCAAGTCAGCACTTCTTGAAGGCCTTCAAGGCAATAAGAAAGCAGTAATGGCTTCAACCCTAGAAAATACCCGTAGGTATTTGGCTGAAACTGCAACTGCGGGTGCTACATCTGCCGGTAACATCGCAACACTAAACCGTGTGATCCTTCCAGTGATCAGACGTGTTATGCCAACAGTCATCGCAAATGAGATTGTAGGCGTACAACCAATGACTGGCCCAGTTGGCCAGATTCACACGCTACGTGTTCGCTATAGCGACACAGCAGGCACAGGCGCAAGCGGTGCAGTAGCTGGTGAAGAAGCACTAAGTCCATTTAAGATTGCTGAAGCATATAGTGGTAACGCTACTAGTGCAAAAGCAGACGCTACAGCAGCACTTGAAGGCGCAGCGGGTAACCGTTTGTCAATTCAGATCTTAAAGCAAACTGTTGAAGCTAAAACACGTAAGCTATCAGCACGTTGGACATTCGAAGCCGCACAAGACGCACAGTCACAGCACGGCATCGACGTTGAAGCAGAAATCATGGCAGCACTTGCTCAAGAGATTACTGCTGAGATCGACCAAGAGGTCCTAGCATCTCTTAACACACTAGCTGGTACAGGTACAGATACATTTGACCAAGCAGCAGTTAGTGGTACAGCAACTTTTGTTGGTGACGAACATGCTGCACTTGCAGTACTAGTTAACCGTGCAGCTAACCGCATCGCACAGCGTACACGTCGTGGCGCAGGTAACTGGGCAGTTGTATCACCAGCAATCCTAACAGTTCTACAAAGTGCTACAACTTCAGCATTTGCACGTACAACTGAAGGTACTTTTGAAGCACCAACTAACACTAAAATGGTTGGCACATTGAACAACGCAATGAAGATCTACGTAAACACATATGCAGCAGATGATGATGTATTAGTTGGTTACAAAGGTACAAGTGAATCAGATGCAGCAGCATTCTATTGCCCATACATCCCACTTATGTCTTCAGGTGTTGTCCTAGATCCAAGTACATTCGAACCAACAGTTTCGTTCATGACACGTTATGGATATGTTGAGCTATCGAACACTGCTTCGTCTCTAGGTAACGCAGCTGACTACTTGGAAAAAGTAGAAGTATCAGCAAGCAACCTAAGCTTCACATAAGTTTAGACTTAACAAAAAACAAAAATAGACCCCACGGGGACTATTTTTATGATAACTATTTGCATGGAGTAATAAAAATATGCCAATAGGACAAATAATAAAATACAATAAAAAAAGAAAATATAGTGTAATACGTCCAGATAAGTGGGGACGAGAACTTTATGATGTTCTTTTTGAAACTAAAGACTTTAAAGCATTGCTAGGTGACGTAGTTGAATACGAAGAAGTATTATCTAACGGAAAAAAATATGCATTAAATCTTAGAAAAATAGAAAAAATCGGTTGACTTCTCTTACAGATATGTTATATTAAGTACATAAGCTAGACGACGGTTTAGATTAGATAGTGCAAGGAATGGCAATCCGTAGAGGTTGTAACTTGATTCATAGCTGTGGTGGCAATGCAAGAGCGTAGAGATACGAAGTTGTATTTTTAGACGTAACTGTTTAATATGAAGTTCCCTGATTTGAGCGTGGCTCTACAAAGGGGTTGTTGGTATTCACAGAGTCCAACCTATCACATTATAAATACTATATGGGAACAACCTGAACACAAGGCAGTTCATCCGAAGGCACTCATAGATCCTTCTAAAATATATACAAACAACTTTTAACGCACAGTACATTTGTCTAATAGACACTGAATATCATTCTATTGGTCCACATAATAATTATAATAACCCTTTGCTATTAATTTAGTGAAGGGTTTATTTTTGATAAATAGTATTATGAAATATTCAGAGATAACAGAAGGTCCATTACAGAGACCAAACTTACTTAAAAACCCTGCAAGATTACAGGCGTTGATTAAGAAGATTGAAACTGGACAACCTTTCACTTTGAGAGGTGAAGAAAAACCTTCAGTGAAGATCAAGCGTGATCCTGAATTATTAGATAATCTTAAAAATGGTAAAGTTCCTGATATCTTCGAACTAGAAGATGGTCGTACAATTCGTCTATCTGGTTTAGAAAAGACAAGTGAATTTGGTGGTAAAGGTGCTGGTTTCTCTACACGTGATGAAGACGCTGCATTAGTAAAAATCAATGATATGGTTGCTAAGATGCTTAACGGCAATTCAGAAGTAGATTTAGTTATCGGTGATAAAACAGTTAAAGTTGCTAAGTTTGTTTCTACACCAGGAACTCCTAAATCAGATTTTCATGCAGTAGATGCAAGCGGTAATGAAGTAGCATGGTTGTCACATAAGAAAGGTTCTAAAGCAAAAGACTTTGGACAATGGGGCGGCATGAGTGATAGAGAAATGAAAATCGTATATGCTAACATGCCAGAAGCAAAAGAAGAAATCTTAAAGTTTGCTAAAGATGTTATCGACAAGTATCCT